TCCTATTCTCCGCACGACAGCACGAGCAATAGCCCTTTTGTCAAGGTCGGTATTACCTATCGACATACGGATAGGTGTGCATATTTTGATGAAATTATACTTTACCTTAGGTTTAGTCCAAGATGCCGCGATTCGCCCTGTAGCTCCCAAACCACCGCCGCCCATAGCTAGCGGTGTGTTCAAGAACTCAAGACATGTTTTCTTGTCGGATTTAGACCAACGTAATACGCTCTTTAGGAAAGGTTCTTCCACGCTAAGGCCGCGTCGAATAGCTTTACGATACACATCCCACATTTCGGTTGCCTGAAGGTGAGGAGGAGTGTAGCCCCCACTGCCAAGTATAGGCTTGTTCCATAATAAGGAACGACCTATTCTAGCTGGAAAGCCCCATGCCCCCTCAGGTCCATGCACTTCATGCAGAAATTCGAATCGCTTGTCGCTAATCCAAGTCTTAGCTGCGTTCACCGATAATCCCATGGAAGCGAAGGTTGAAGGTAAAGCGCTGGCTTGTTCTTTAGTACAATGTACTATTATAGCTGCGTCGTCTCCTTGCCACATTCCACAATCTAAGGGAATGTTGAGTTTTCTTATAGCGTACAAAGTCTCAGCTCTGTTAATCAGACTGTCAATTAAAGCAGTCCATTTGTGTCCAGAGGGTACACCTTGCTGCCAGTCGCATATGAACTTGGCAGTGCCCAAGGCTTTCTTGTACACTTTAGCATTATCAAAAGAGAGCAAATCGACTGCGCGTAGTTCCGACAGTTGGTTTTGGAGATCAGGACGAGCTGACTCCACGACGCGGTCCCACACGCATTGAAGTGTGAATCTAACTAAGCTTTTAAGTTGTGACTCGTCAAACGCACTTTGATCTAAACTCACACCAACCCTACCAGGTAAGTGTAAGTGCTGCATCAGACGCCGCCTAGTTTGTGCCCTCTCTGTTTGAGACATGCCCATGGTGGTCCAAGGCGTCCCAGAGTTATAAGAGCTAATGAAAGACGAAGCATAAGAACATCGCAAGTAAGAAGGCAAATCGTAAGATTGAACGACCCTCGTTTTGACAGGTTCGTCGGCTTTGCGGAATGGATAGATCACAGCGCCATCGGGCTGTTTGCACATCCGAACGATTTGCTCGTCGCTGTAAGAGACTAAGTTAGCAAATTTGCCCCTCACCTTAGTAGGTTTTTCCTTCTTCCGAGCAGTCTTCTTGAACGATAGCGGTGTGCCATGGGTGCTAGCCCCAGGCAAGGCCCAAGAATCCCTAAAGTTGACGAATTGGTCGAAGGTAACTTGACGATTGTTCTTAATAATTTTAAAATCGGAACAAGTAGCTTTAATTATGTCGCGTAATTCTTGATTATCTATGCCTCTAATTTTCTGGCTGGTGTCTGCATAAGTAGCAAGCACATCCACGCGGTTTAGAATCGTATCATAGCCGCCTATTGTGTGGAGGTCGCTTAAAAAC